AGGAGAGACACCCGGGGGGGGTCCGGCCAGGTACACGCCCCAACCCCCCGTGTATCCACGTACACGCCTCGCGTGAATGCCGTCCCCGTGCGCATTCTCAGCGACCCCCACGCGCCGCGGCCCGGACTGCCGCCGACCACGCCCCGACCCGCCGATCGGCCGGCCCCCGGACCGCGATCGACGGGGGCGCCGTAACCCCGGGCGCGGGACTGGGTGCCGCCGCGCGCAGTCGTGCCAGGTCGACGACGCCCGCCGGCTGCGAGCGCTCGGCGAGCTCGGCCTCGGCCCGCTCTGCCCGACCCGCGGCCCGCAGGGCTGCCCGCAGGGCCGCGCGTACCTGCCCCGCCGCGACCGCGGTCGCCGGTCCGCGCAGCGCCGTCTCGAGCGCCCGTACCCAGCCCTCGGCGCCCGCGCCGTACACGGCCGGCCACACGGAGGGGACACGCACGAGCAAGGCCGCGACGGACAGCCAGGCCGCCACCGCCTCCGCGGACCTCGGGCCGTACGCCTCGATCGTGCCCCAGGCCTGGGACAGCAGCGGCCCGACCTCGTCGTCGTCGTCACTGGCCCACGCCTCGTCGAGGCCTTCGTCGGAGGCATCGTCGAGGACCTCCCACGGAGCGGCCGCCGCGGCGTCGCGGGTGATGGTGACGGTGCCTGAGGCGTCGATCCAGGGCATGTGCAGAACATACACAACGGACCCCGGCGCGTCAAGCGGCGCGACGCTGGCCCGGAAGCAGCCACAGGGCGGACTTCTCGACGAGCCCGGCGGGACGGGCCGGAGACATTGTGTACAAGATGGTCGCGTTTTGGGGTCCGAATCGCGGCGCCGGCCCGGAAATCGCGTGCAAACGCTACACGACCCCCTCCCTGAGTAAACCCCCCCCTTCTATCATCTGAGGAGAGGATTCTAGTACACAATGTCTCCGCCGCCCGTCGCCACGCTGCGTCAAGGCCGGCCAGCGGGGCAGGTTTTCGCGGACCCTCAGCGCCCGGTTGCGCCGACCCCCCGATGTGTATAGGATACACACAGCCCGGAGCTACCATGTACGCGCTTGCCTCTATGCCTGCCCTCTGGCCCTTCCCCGATGCCGACGCTGTGCCCGTTCTCGACGACTGGGAGCCCGTGACCGGGTTCGAACCGCCCGCCGAGCTGGTCGACCGCGCGGTCCAGCTCGCCGACGAGACGGGGCAGTCTGCCGTCGGGGTCTGCGTCTCCGTCGACGGGGACAGCGGAACAGCCGTCGTACTGCTCGCGTCGGGCGGTGGGCCCGTCACGGTCGAGGCCGCCCGCCTCGTCTCGTACCTCGCCGGGGTCCGCCTCTCCTGCCGCCCGGACTGGCTGCACCCGCGCCTGCTGACGGAGGACGAGTGGCTCGCGGCGCTCGAGGACCTTCGCATCGCCGCCCTCGAGCGCGACGTCGGGCCCGCTGAGGCCGCAGCGCTGCCCGACGAGGCGAGGGACTGGCTGCCGCCGGCCCTCGCCGCGGCGTACGCCGCAGCCTGGCGCCCGGCCGTCGACTGGGATGCGCTGCCCGTCGCGTGGGTCCGCCACGCCCGCGACCCGGCCCTCACGCTGACGCGCACGCCGTGGCGCAAGCTCGCCGCACGCCTCCAGACCGCCCCGCGCGTCAACGCGCCGGACCTCGCCGCAGCGAAGGCGAGCTGCGCCGGGTGGCTGCCGATCGTGCTGCGCGACGGGGCAGAGGCCCGCCGCCGGCGCGACACCGTCGCCGCGGTGTGGGCCCTGGTCGCCGACCTCGACGACGCCGGCAGCCTCGAGGTCGTCGAGGATGCCGCGCAGGGCCTGCGCCACGTCTGGCACACGACGATCAGCCACACCCCGGAGGCGCCGCGGGCCCGCCTCGTGCTGCCCCTCGCGCGTCCTGTCCCGGCTGAGGAGTGGCCCGCGGTGTGGGCGGCGGGGGCGCGGTGGGCCGGCGCACGGGGCCTGTCCGTCGACCCGGCGTGCAAAGACGCGTCGCGCCTGTACTACCTGCCGGCGGTGTGGACGGGCGGCGGTGGCGCGTTCTACGCGGGCGCCGACGTCGACGCGCCGGCCCTCGATCCCGACGCGCTGCTGAGGGACTACCCCGAGCCCCGCGTCGCAGCGTGGACGTACGCCGCCGCGGAGAGCGCCGCCCCGGCGCAGGTGCAGGCAGGCCGGAAGGAGCGCGCCGCAGCTCGTGCGCTGGAGACGATGGCCGGCCGGGTGCGCGGGGCCGGGCAGGGCCAGCGCCGCCGCGTGATCTTCGACGCGGCGTTCTTCGTCGGGCGTGCGCTTGTCGCGCCCGGCCACCTCGCGCTCAGCACGGCGTCGGGCACGCTCCGATCCGCGGCGTCGGGGCACGGCCTGCGCGACGCCGATCGCCACGTCGAGCGCGGTCTGGCGGCGGGCATCGCCGCGGCGGGAGCGTGACCCTTGCCCCGTCAACGTGCATCCGATACACACCGGGCCATGAGCACCGCCGCGCCCTCTCCCTCCTCTGCGTCCGTCCTGACGGCTCGCCTCCGTGCAATCTCGACAGAGCCGCCGGGCACAGGAGCGGCTGAGGCCGCGCTGATCCTGCTCGGCCTGGCGCTCGCCGAGGTCCAGACCCTGAGCCCGGAGGAGACAGAGGCCGCGAAAAGCGACCAGGTGCAGGCCGCCCTCGCCGCCAACGCCCGGGCGACGGGCACGCGCCGACACGCGTCCTCGATCCAGACGACGATCCGCCGCCTGCTCGCGGCGACGTCGCGCGCCGCGTCACGCGCTGCGGGTCCGTCGGGGTCCCTGCGTCTCCTCGGGCCGGCCGACGTCGACGACCTCGCGGCCCGCCTCGAGGCCGAGTGGGGCCTCGACGCCACGCGCGCTACGACCGCGGCAGAGCGAATGGCCGCGGGCTGCCCCGAGGGCCTCGCCGTCCTCCCGCACGCCGTGCAGGCCCCGAACGGCGTATGGGGCGCGCCGAAGGGCCCCCGCCGCCTCGAGAATCTGGAGTGGCTCTGCCTTCGCTGGGGCGTCGCGCTGAACAGCCGGTCGGGCCTGCCCTGCCGCGTGACGGTCGACGAGCACGGTCGGCGCGAGGTCGTGCAGGTGAGCGCGGCGGACCTCACGGCCGCCCGGTACGCCTGGGCCCGGGAGCACGAGATCCTCGAGCCCGCCGGCGAGGTGGGGCAGGTCTTCGAATTCGTGGCCTCGCGCTGCGAATTTGATCCGGTGCGCGACTACCTCGACGCGCTGCCCGCGTGGGACCGCGTGCCCCGTCTGCCGCAGTGGCTCGTGCGCTACGCCGGCGCCGGCGCCGGGCCAGAGGCGAAGGACACCCACCTCGCCGAGCTCGGCACCGCGTGGATGATCTCGGCCGTGGCGCGCGTGATCGAGCCCGGCTGCAAGGCCGACGGGGTGCTCGTGCTCGCGGGAGGAATGGGCGCCGGCAAGTCGGAGCTATTTAAGGCGCTTTTTGGCCGGGAATTCCACAGCGAGGACAAGATCATCCCCGGCGAGCGCGATGCGATCCAGGTGATGCGCCGTGCCTGGCTGTACGAGCTGGCCGAGCTCGCGGTGGCGAAGTCGACAGACATGCGCGACCTGCGGCGGTGGGTGAGCCAGGAAGTCGAGACGACGCGCTTCGCGTACGGCAAAGTGCCGGAGACGATCCCGCGGCGCTGCATCTTCGCAGCGACCGTCAACCCCGAGACAAACAAACGCTTGGTGGACGACCCGGCCGGAAAACGGCGCTGGTGGCTCGTCGAGTGCCAGCGCCCCCTCGATCCCGCCGGCGTGGCGGCGGTCCGCGACCAGCTCTGGGCCGAGGCACTGCACCTGTACCGTTCCAAGGTGCCGCACTGGATCAGCAAGTCCGCCGAGCTGGAGAACGAACGCCGCCACGAGGCGATCGACCTCCGACACCTCGATCACCCGTGGGTCGACCGCCTGGCCCTCCACCTCGAGGCGCTGACTGCCGAGGGGGCCCTGCCCGAGAGCATGACGACGCTCGACGTCCTGGACCTCGTCGGCAAGCCGGCCGGACAGCAGACGGAGCGCGACCTGCGCACGGCCGGTGAGGCGCTGCGGACGCTGGGCTGGCTGCCCTACCCGCCGGGGCATCCGCTGCGATCGCGGCCCCTGCGATACTGGCCGCCGGGGACGCACCGGGCGCTTTAGCGGACGAACCGCCGCCGCAGCTCGCGCCGCGCGTCCTCGACTGCCCGCCGGCCCTGCGCGTGTGCCAGCCGGGCCCAGGCTTCGCCCTTCGCCAGGCCGTCGGGCGGCGGGACGTCGCCTGCCGCCCGAAGGCGCGCGAGCAGGGCCGGGGCCGCGAGCTCGCGCATCGGCGGGCTCGTCACCGGCAGGTGGCGCGCCCGTTCGCCGTCGAGCCAGCGCTCGGCCTGACGCTGCAGGTCGAGCAGGTCTGCCCCGTCGGCGATCTTGCGGGCGACCGCCCCGTGCACCGCCCCGCCCTCGAGCTCGGCCGCGCGCATGCCATTCGCCGGCAGCCGGACGCGCCACAGGGTCCAGCCAAGGGACACGGGCAGGGCGATCGCGACGAAGAGCTGCACGCCTTCGCGCCACCCGTACGACGACCATTCGGCGCGCCCCTCCGAGGCCCGCGGCGAGTACCATCCCCGGGCCCGCTCGACGTCCTGCCCGGGGAGCAGGGACACGGAGTAGGACGTGTGGCCGCGCACCTCGACGGGCACGGCCTCCTCTTCGACGACCTCGAGCGGCGCGCGTCGCAGGTCGGCGACGGAGCACTGGCGGACGTTGTCGACAGACCAGCGCACCCGGACGAAAGCAGGCGCCTCGGGCTCGTCGACCTCGACGACGACGCCGACGGGCGGGTCGCCCTCCGCGTACCGGGGCACGACGCGATCGCCGACCGCGCAGACCCACGGGGTCGCCGACTGGCGCTTCGCATCCGCTTCGTCGGCCTCGGGCGCGCTGCCAAAGTCGAGCACGCGCAGAAACCCGACGAAGTCGAGGATCTCGCAGTCGACCTTCCCCGCGTACAGTCGCAGGCCGCGGCCGACGAGCTGCCAGGCGATGATCTGCGATCGCGTCGGGCGACACGCGACGAGGAGTGACGTCCGCGGCGAGTCGAAGCCTTCGAAGAGCAGGTCGCGACTCACGAGGCCCTGCAGGCGGCCCGCGGCGTACTCCGCGATCCGCTGTGCGCGGAGGTCGGCGGGCATGTTCCCCCACACCGCCTCGACGGCCAGGCCGGCGCCGCGAAACGCCGCGGCGAGGCGCTCAGCGTGGGCGACAGAGACGGCGAACGCGAGAAAGGACCGGCCCGCAGCGCGCTCGGCGACGAGCTGCGCGACGTGCGCGTTCCGCGCGTCGACGTCGACGACGCGCTCGAGGCCGCGCTCGTCGTAGTCGCCGCCGCGCATCTCCACCGCGGACAGGTCGAGGTGCGTCTCGATCGCCGTGCCGCGCGGCGGGACCAGGTCGCCCGCCGCGATCGCCTGCGTGATGCCGTGCTCGTACGCGATCGCCTGGAAAGGAGCGCCGTCGCCCGTGATCGGCGACACGCCCTCGCCGCCAGTGCGAAACGGCGTCGCGGTCATGCCGAGATGGGCGTACCGGTCAGGTTTCCCGGCACGACGCCGGGCCTCCTCCACTGCACGATACACAAGCTGGTACGTCGGCGCGACGGCGTGATGCGCCTCATCCGTGACGACCAGGTCGTACGCCTGCAGCGAGGCGAGCCGCTTCGCCAGGGACTGCACCGACGCGATCACGATCCCGCGGTCGCCCTCGTCGCGTCGGGCCTGGACGATGCCGGGCGGCGGGCCCGGGATTGCCGCGACGCGGGCCGCGAGATCCTCGACGAGCTCACGACGATGCACGAGGATCAGCACCCGCGACCCCTTCGCCTCGGCCCGGCGCGCCAGGCCTGCGAGCAGCGACCCCTTGCCTGTGCCCGTCGCCGCGGACACGACGACAGACGACAGGCCGGCCCGCCACGAGCTCGTGATCGCGGCGAGCGCCTCGAGCTGCCAGGCGCGCGGGGTCTGCCCGGGCGGGAGGGGCAGCGTCACTGGCGCCCCCTCGGCCGCCAGTCGGGCAGGCGGCGCATCACCGTCGGCGGGCGGAACGTCGACGCCGCCTCCCACACCAGGATCTCGGCCCCGCACACGTCGGGCGACTGGTACTGCGCACCGCCGGGCCCGTCCCACCGGGGCCGCAGCGGAGAACGATACGACCAGGTCGGCGGGTCCTGGTCGAGCAGGTGAGCGACGGCCGTCTCGCGGACGATGATCGCCAGACGCGCCGCACCGACGCGGGCCTGCAGACGCCGCAGGTCGGCGACGTGCTGCCGATAGCCGCTGAAGGGCGGGTTCGTCACGACCAGGTCGTACGGACCCCGGGCGCGCGCTGCGAGCTCGGCCAGCGTGAGCTGACAGGCGCGGCCGGCCTCGGGGTCCGGGTCTGACTCGTCGACGGAGGCGCCGGGCCAGACCTCGCGCGCTGCACGCGTGATCGCGCCCTGCCCGGCGCAGGGCTCGAGGATGCGCCGCGGCCGCCGCAGGCCCGTGTCGACGACCGCCCGGCAGAGCCCGACGGCCAGGCCGTGCGGGGTGTAGTAGCGGTCTGACGAGTCCCTCACGCGTCACCCACCGCGGGCCCGTGCTCGGCGACGTCAAGCCACGCGCGCCGCAGCGCCGACTCCGTCTCGGAGTAGGGCGCCCCGACGTGCTGGGCCAGGCGCGCGATCACGCGCAGCAAGTACCAGGCGACCTCGGCGGTGTGCCCGGCCAGGAGCGCCTCACGGATCGCGGACTCGATCGGCTGCAGCACAGGAGACTCCAGAGCCCCCGCCCCCAGAGCACACAGAAGGAGCACCGGCGCGGAGGGGACGGGGGCAGGGGTCAGCAGAGAAACCGGCCGCGATCACGCTGGCCGATCCCGAGCGCGTCGCAGAGCGCGGCGAGCGTCGACAGCGACGGCCGGGCGCCGCCGTTTTCCAAGCGAGCCAGAGTCGAGCGGTCGCAGCCGGCCAGACCGGCGACCTGCTCCTGGGTCAGCTGGCGCGCCTCACGGGCCGCCCGCAGGAGGGACCCAGCGGGCCAAAGAGGCGAGGGATGCGGATCGGAGGTCATGCCCGCAGTGTAGCCCGCGCACGATCGGCGTGCAAGCGGCGCACGGCGTCAGCCTCAGAAGCCGCGCCCCGAAGCGTACGCGAGCAGCACCGCGTCTGCCGCGCCGTCGGAGGGCTCGCGGCCGCGCGGGGGCACGAGGCAGGCCCGGGCCCCGAGGAGCTCTGCGGCCAGGCGCACGGCCATCGCCTTGCGGATCGGCCGTCCCAGGCCCGCGCGAAGGCCGACGACGCGCCCCCAGCGCTGCGGGTCGACGACGGCGTATCGGCCGGGCCCGCGCAGCTGGTCGAGGGCCGCCTGCCACACCGCCCACGAGGCCGCGGCCGTCGCCGTGGCCCGCACGCCCTCTCCTGGCCGCAGGCCGAGCGCCTCGACTGCGACGCCGTCCGCCTCGACGACCCCGGCCTCGCGCAGGGCCTCGACGCACGGGCCGATCCGTAGCTGTCGGCCGTGGTAGTCGCGCCCGTGCAGCAGCAGGTGCGCGACGACACGCCCCTCCGCGTCGACCGTGACGCGAGCAATCGCGCCACGCTGGCCGGGGTCGACGCCAACGTACGTCCCCGGGTGCGGGTACGTCACGCGCAGTCCTCGAGCTCGAGGCCGAGCACCGCCGCGAGCGCCGCGGCCGCGCGGAGGGTCCGTGGCCGGCCCTCCCGCAGAATGCGCGTGATCGTGGCTTTGCTGACACCCGCACGCGCCGCCAGCTCGGCCTGAGAGAGCCGCGAAGTGCGAATCGCGCGGAGAAGGGGGCTGGCGGGTACGGGTAGCACCTGCGCGTCCTACCCGCTGCCGCACTATGACGCCACCTGCTACCCGAGCCGCAGGGGCATCACGACCCACTCGCCGTCGAGCTCTGCGCCGCGGCCACACACGAGCACCGGGTCGAGAGACTTCCCCAGGCTCACCGTCACCTCGTCGGCCTCGACGACGCGCAGGCAGTCGGCCAGGTACGCGATGCGCAGGCCGCGGGGCAGATTGTCCGGCCGGTCGACCGCAGCGGCCACCGTCTCCCGCAGCTCGCCGGCCTCTGCGTCCGTCGCGGAGATCAGGATCTCGTCTTCGCGCGCCTCGATCGCCACCTCGCGGGAGATCGCCGTCGCACGGCGCAGCGCATCCGACAGGGCCTTGCGGGGGACCCGCACGACGCATGCGAATTTCATCCCGTCGAGGATCTGACGGTAGTCGGGGAATTCGCCGTCCATCGCGGGCCCGCACACACGCCAGGCGCCGCCCTCGGCCTCGCCAGCGATCCACCGGCCGGACAGCGTCAGCACGACGCGCGCAGCGGGCTCTGCGGCGGCAAGCGCGAGGATGTGATCGGCCAGGGCGGGAGGCACGAGCCCGAGGCGACCGCCGACCCAGTCCTGGCCCTGAGTCTCGACGGCGACCTCGCCGAACGCCAGCCGGGCCCCATCCGTCGCGACCAGGCGCAGCCCCTCCGCGCCCGTGCCCCCGAGCAGCACGGGCTCGCAGTGGATCCCATTGAGCCCGTACCGCGCCTCGTCGCCGACATTGGGCCGGGCGATGGACAGCACGCGCGCCAGGTCCGCCGCGACGACGCGCACGGTCCATCCCTGCTGCGCCTGGCCTGCGCCGGGGGGCACGAGGGAGGCGTCGCCGGTCCGCAGGTCCCAGGTCGCCGCGCCGGCCGAGAGGCGCAGCTTCGTCCCACGGAGCGACACTGCCAGATCCTGTGCGCGCGGCACGACGGCCAGCACCTGAGCCAGCGAATCGGCCGGCACGGCGATCGTGTCGCTCGGCACGATCCAGTCGACGCCGCGGATCGTCGCCTCGAGGTCGACGGCGCGACCGTCGCAGGCGCGGAGGTGGAGGCCGTCCGGCCGGGTGTACCCGACGAGGATCGGGAGGTCGCGCGCGACCGCCGTCAGGCGGGAGACAGCGGCGCGAAGAACAGGCACAAGTGAGGCGGGGACAGTGAGACGCACGAGGGACTCCGGGTGACGGGGCGTGTATACCGTACACGATCCCGAGGGGCAAGCGGCGCGACGCACTCTGCCGCACCTTGACGCTCCCCGTGCATGTGATACACGGACTTCATGCCGCTGCACCGCAACCTCCCGTTCGCGACGTACCAGTGCTTGCCCGGGCTCAATTGGTCCCGGCTCAAGCTCCTGGCACGTTCCCCTCTCCACTTCCGCTCGCCGCCGCCGGTCGACAGCGACCCGCTGTTTTCCGCGCTGCACACCGCGCTCCTGGAGCCGCAGATTTTCGCCGAGCAGTACCAGCTCGCCGAGGGTCGACGGACTGCCGCCGCAAAAGCTGCCGCGGGCGACCGCGTCCTGCTGACGGCTCGTGACTTCGCGACAATCCAGGGCGTCGTCGACGCGCTGCACGCGCACCCGGTCGCCGGCGCGCTGCTGGCCGAGCCTGGCTGGTCTGAGCTGACGATGACGTGGGAGGACCACGGGCGGGCGCTCAAGGGCCGGATCGACCGCCTGACGTCCTCGGGCACGCTGATCGACCTCAAGGCCGTACCCAGTGTCGAGCCTCGCAAAATCGCGGTGGAGGTGGCGCGCAGGCTCTACCACGGCCAGCTCGCACACTACGTTGAGGGACTGCGCGCCTGCGGGCAGTACGTCGAGCGCGTCGTCGTGATCGCGTACGAGGCTGCGCCCCCGTACGACGTCGGCGTGTACGCCCTCGAGCTCGACGCCGCGCTGTACGTGGGCGAGGTCCTGCGCGCCGGCCTGCTCGACGTGCTCGCGCAGTGCGAGGCTGAGGACCGCTGGCCGGGGGCTGCACCTGAGCTGCGCCCGCTCGTGCTCCCGCGGTGGGCGCCGGGCATCGAGCAGACCGGCGTCGACACGCTCGCCGACGAAGACGACCACCTCTGAGCAGGAGACAACGTGAACGACGATCAGCCCGCGACGATCGCGGATCAGGATTGGGACGCGACCGTGCCCTCGCGCTTTCTGCGTGCCGCCGACCTCGCCAGCGCCGAGCGCGGGTGGATCGTGCGCATCGCCGGCCTCAGTGTGGAGCGCATGCGCAACCCGCGCGGCGGCGGCCAGGACGAGAAAACGACGGTGCAATTCGATGGGGAACGGCCCCTTGTCCTGAACAAAACGAACGCGAAGCTCCTTCGCGGACTCGGCCAGGCGATCACCGGCAGCACGATCGCGGGGGCGATGATCGGGCACGAGGTCTGGCTCTGCCACGACCCGCGCGTCACCGTCGACGGAAAGACCGTCGGCGGAATCCGCGTCGCCGGCAGCCCCGAGCTGCGGGCGCCGGTCGACGTCACGATCGCGCACCCGGGCCGGCGCCCGGTCACGGTGACGCTGCGCCGGCCGCCCTGGCTGGACGGGCCCGCCGCGCAGCCTGTGCCCGTGCCTGAGGCCGAGCACCCGGTCCTCGCCTGGGCCCGCGAGCACGGGCACGACCCCGCCCACCTCGACGAGCTGCTCGTCGCTGGCAAAAAACCGACGATCGGCAACCTGCCCCCGAAGCACGCCCCCGCCGCGATCGCCTGGCTCGCGGAGCGCCTCACCACCTCGACGCCCACTCAGGAGTAGACCGTGCCCCCTCTCACACCCCAGGACCTCCGCACCGTGATCGAGCACGCGGAGCTCGCCGTACTCCAAGCGAAGGCCCGCGCCCTCGACGACACCCTCGATCGCCTGTCTCTGCTCGCGGCTGCCGCGACGGGCGCCGACGCCTGGCACTACCTGCCCGCTGCCTGGCAGAACCTGCCCGCGACGGAGCCCGCGCCTGTCGCCGTCGAGGCCGTCGCGCCGGACCAGGCACCGGCCGGGGTCCCGGTCGACGTGCCCGCTCCCGCGCCTGCACCCGTCGCCGCGGTCGAGGCCGAGGCCCCGCGCGCCTCCAGGAGGGCCCGGAAAACCGCCGTGGCTGCGTCTGAGCCCGCGGCCGAGCCGACGCCCGAGCCGACGGCTGAGGCGGCCCCAGCAGCCCCGGCGGCGCCCTCCGCGGGCCCTCTCGGCCTGCGCCTCTTCGCGCCCGGACCCGAGCCCGAGACGCTGCCGGCCGCCGTCGACGCGGACCCGTTCGCACCTGCTGCCGACGACTGCCCCTACTGATGAGCCCGCGCCGCGCATGGACGCTCGCCGAGGAGGCACGCCTGCGCGCACTCTGCCGCGATCGCGACCTGAGCTGGGCCGAGATCGCGGCAGAGCTCGGGCGCACGGCCCGCTCTGCGGAGACGCGGGCCGCGCGCATGCACCTGCCGCCTCGCCGCCTGCGGGCAGCGACGACAGACCCCGACCAGCGCGCCGTCGCTGCCAGGTACGCCGAGCTCGCGCGGCAGGCGCACCTCGTCGCCGCGCAGACCCACCGACCCGAGCTCGAGCGCGACGCCGCGCGACACTGCGCGACCGTGCTCGAGCGCCTGGCCGCGGCCACGTATAACCCCTGAGGTTCCGATGAAACGACGCGTATGGACCGCCGCAGAGCTGCGGCGCGGGCTCGAGCTTGCCGCCGACCAGCGGCGCACCTGGCGCGACGTCGCGATCGCCCTCGAGGCCGCGGGGTATCCGCGGCGCAGCGCGCAGGGCTGCTCTTCGTTTTTGCTGGCCCACGGCGCCGAGCGACGGCGCCACAGCGACGGGTCTATCCGTCGCGGCCCCCGTCCCCTGTTTCGCAAGTGAGGCGACTGTGCGCACGTTCTACACCGCCGCGGAGCTGCGCCGCGGAATCGAGATCGCATCGAACCCCACGCTGTCCTGGGAGGAGGTGGCCGAGGCCCTGCGACGTGAGGGTTACCCCGCGCGCACGGCGAAGGTCCTCGGGGCACGGCTGCTGCTCGCGGGCGCGGCCCGACGGGCGACTGACGACGGCGAGCTGCTGCGGCCCGATCGGCCGGTGCGTGTCGTCGTGTCGTCAGACCCGCAGACCCGACGCGCGCCCCCTGTCGCGCCGGACCCGCAGGGCACGGTGCAGACGGCCGAGCAGCTCCTCGCGCTGCGCGCCGACCTGGTCGCCTGCCGGGCCGAGGCGGCGGCGGCCACCGCCGCGATCGCGCAGGCCCAGCGCCGGGCCGAGATCGCACAGGCGAAGATCGACGCGCTGCTCGCGGAGAAGGAGCGCCTGCTGCGGAAGCTCGTCGCGTCGGTGGAGTGAGTCGACGAAAAAAGCAACGCGATCAAGTGTGCAGCCCTTGCACGCTTGATCGCGCCGGCGTAGAGTCTGAGTGTCCGGGGGCGATGGAGTCCTCGGCGCAAAGGAGCCGCCCATGACCTCGATCGACCTCCGCGCCCTCGCCTTCGAAGCCGCCGCCGCCGGCGACTACGCCACTGTGGCCCTCTGCCTTCTGGCCCTCGACTGCCGCCGGCAGAAAATGCCCGCCCATATCCGCGCCGCCTGCCCCCCGCGCATCCGCGCTGCCGGTGCCCGTCGTGCTCTGGCCTCCGTCTGACCGCCCCCACTACCCCGCAGGAACGACCATGACCGCCACCGACCTCCGCACCCTCGTCGACGCCCTCTCCGCTCACGGCGCCGTCACCCTCCATTCCGGCGGTGACGAAATGACCCTCACCTACGACGCCGACTACATCGGGGGCGACCCTAACCGCGGCTTCACCCCCGACACTCAGGCGCGGTTTGACGCGATCACGGTGCTGCTCAGTGGGCTGCGCGAGGTGGACAGCGGGCTGGCCGAGGGTGACGGCGAGTACATCACGGTCACCATTGACGACGAGGCCTGACATGCCCCCGCGCCCCCGCTGGACCCGCGCTGAGCGCGCGGAGCTCCATCGCCTCCGGGCCGCCGGCCTCACCTGGCCGCAGGTCGCCGCCGCGGTGAGCACCTGCACCCGGCCCCGCAGTCCCACCTCGTGTCGCGTCGCTGCTGCGCGGCACCTCGTCACTCAGGAGAACGCATGAAAAGCCCGATCATCCCTGCCGCCCTGTCCCTCGTGTACGCCGTCGCCGCGTTCGGTTTCACCTGCGCGCCCGCGCCGCTGCACGTCCTCTGGCTCGTGTGCTTCGCCGTGTCGGGTGGCTTCGCCGCAGTCACTGCCTCGAGGATCGCCCAGTGAGCCGCGTCGTGCGCAAGCCGTGGACGCCTGGCTGGCTGCTCGAGCAGGGCCACCTGCACCGGGTCGGAGAATTCGAGGGGGCCCTGCACTACGCCCGGCAGCAGTGGCTCGAGGGTCACGGCTCGGCCAGCTGCGCAGAGCACCTCGGGCTCAGCGACTACGAGCTGCACTGCTACATGAAGTGTCTTTTCGTCGGCCAGGCCATGACGACGGTGCGCCTGGCTCAGATCGTGCGCGACTCCCTTGCGAAGACCCAAGCTCGGAGCACTCCGTGACCCCCTGCCCTCTGCCGCCCTCCTACACCTGGACCACGACGGGACAGCTCAGCCTGCTCCGGCGCGGGTCTGTCCCCCTTGCGGCCGTGCTGCGGCGCGGCCCGGCGTACGAGCTGAGCTATGCCGACGGGACCGTCCTGCGAGACTGGATCCTGCCCCACCGCCTGCTCGACGCGCTTGTCGAGCACGGCCTGCTGCCTGCACCCGAGGTGACCCCGTGACGCCCGCTCAGTATCAGATCGCCGCCTGGGCCTTTGCCCGCTCCTCGATCCGCGAGGGCGACGCTGCCCTCGATCACGCCGCGTTCGGCCTGGTGGCCGAGGTCGGCGAGGTCGCCGGCCTGTTTCAGAAGTCCCTGCGCGACTCCGTGCCCGTCGACGTCGACCGCCTCGTGCTCGAGCTCGGCGACGTCCTGTGGTACGCGGCCGCCTGCGCGACGCTGCAGCGCGACGAGCTCTTCGTCGCGCGGCGCGAGCAGCCGTGGGTTTGCGCGGAGGACGTCGCGCCCGGCGCCCTCGGGGCCGTGCTCGCCTATGCGCAGCACCCGTCGCAGGTGGCCGCGTGGGTCCGCGACCTGGCCGTCGCGCACGGGCGGACGCTCGAGGAGGTGCAGACGCGCAACCTCGACAAGCTCGGCCGCCGCGCCGCGACGGGCACGATCGGCGGGTCGGGAGAGGACCGGGCCGCGGCGGTGGCGGCGGAGTGTGCGGCGGTCGTGCGCTACCTGCAGCACCTGCCCGAGGTCTGCGCCGCCTGCTGCGACGCTGCCCTCTCCGACGCGATCGACGCGATCGACGCCGGTGCGCATCGGGTGCAGTCGTGACCACACCCAACGAAGACCGGGCCCAGCTCCAGGCCCTCGCGGCGCTCCAGCCCGAGCCCCCGCCGACGCCTGGCACCGGCGACCTCTGGCTCGACGTGATCGCGCGCACGACAGACCCTGTGCTGCGCGAGCTGTACGTCGCGCGCCGGGCGCAGGGCCTCGCACGGTACGGCGTGCCGCTCCAGCGCGACAACGGGCGCGATCATCTCCGCGACGCGGTGCAGGAGGCGGTCGACCTGGTCGTGTACCTGGAGGCTGCTGCGCAGCGCGAGCTGCAGGCCGAGGCAGAGGGGCTGGCCCGCGCGGTGTGGGACGTCCTGGCATCTCGCGCCGTGCCCTACGCGGCGGTCACATCGGCCGCACGTCGAGCTGCGGCGACGCGTCGCCGTGCCGCTAACCTCGAGGCCGCCCTCGAGCGGGCCGAGGGCGCGGTTGTGGACGCGCGACGTGAGCTGCGTGCAGAGCGCATCCGAGAGCGCGCGACTGTCGTCGCGTGGCTGCGGAGTGAGGCGGATCGGCTGCAGGAGCTGCACCTGTCCAGCGCCCTCGCAGTCGACCGCGCGGCCGAGGCGATCGAGGAGGGTCTGCACCGCCCGGGGGGTGACCCGTGACGACACACACCCTCGGCCCCTGGGGCACGATCGAGCTGTACGAGCGCGTCGACGGCGTGCGCTGGACTCTGCGCTGGTCGCCGCTTTGCGGCGCCTCCGAGGACGTCGTCGAGATCTCGTCGCGGTCTGCGACGATCGAGGTCGCGATCGAGACGGCCCGGCGCATCGTCGACGCCCTCGACGCGTCGCCACCCGCCGGGTAGGCACCTGGTGCGAGGCTCCGGGCCGGACCTCGCATCCGATAGGCCCCCATCCGGAATGGTCCGGGTGTGGGTTTTTCGTCAGGGCCCGACGAGCCGCAGCGCGTGCTCCAGCCGATCGCCCGCGTCGTCGCCCGAGAGGGCGCGCACCGCAGCGACGATCTCGACGAGCGCCGAGCGGACGGCCGGCCGAGGGTCAGTTCCCGCCGGTCGGGCGCCGTCGGCGGACGCTGCTGATGGTGGCGTCGTCGGAGACAGCACGGGCAAGGACGGCGAGCGCAGAGGCGAGATCATGGACCGACTCCTCGATGCGCGCGAGGCGCTGGAGCAGGAGGATGCCGCCGTCGGCCGACCGCGCGAGAAGCGGCGAGAGGTCGTCGGCGGGGGCAGTGTTGCGGCGCGAGCGGATGTGCTCGGCGAGCCAGGCAGTGACCGCCGACCCGAGCCCGACGCCGAGCAGCGTCCACGGGTCGGACGTCGGGGCCGAGGCCGGGGGTGGCACTGCGTCCTGCGCGAGGGCGGCGGCGAGGGCCAGAGTAAAAATCACGACAGCTCCCAGTGCGGCCCATCCGGGAAGCGCACCCAGTCGCCGCCCCAAATCAGGGACACGCCCGGATAGCGCCCCTCGGCCTGCATCTCGGCCCACTCCGCTTTGACGTGCGGGGCCACGGCCCGGTAGGCGGCCCAGTCCCAGGTCACGGACCCGCCGACGAGGGGGGCCACGTCCACCGCGCGCGACGGCCACTTGTTGTGCTTGCTCCCGGGCCACGGAAGCCTCGACGCGCCCGACGCGACCGCGGCCGCCTGCTCGGCCTCCGTGCGATGGCCGCACAGGATCGTGAGGTCGAAGGGCAGGTCGGGCCGCGCGATCACGCGCTCCATGAGTTCGCGCAGCGCCGGGTGGACCGTCGCGAGGCGAGCCACGGACCGGGCCCCCCACTGGTAGCGGGGCCCCGTCACTCGCCGTCCGCCTCGTCGGCCGGGGCCGTGCCGTCGCGCTCGGCCCGCAAAGCCTCGTAGACCTGCGCGGCAGACCCGACGAGCATCGAGATCTCGGCCGGGGTCAGGCGCCCGTCGACGAGAGAGACGCCGACGAGCCCGAGGAAGCGGGCGATCTTGCGGCGCGTCGTGCGGCTGAGGCGCTTCACGGGCGCACCAGCTCAGCGACTGCGGCAGCGACGGGCACCGCGACGACGCGGGCCGGGTCGGCGAGCATCTCGGGCGACTGGCCCGGGCGGTAAGCGGCGACGAGGTCGTCGGCCTCGTCCCCGAAGAGCACGAGCGTCACGACGACGGCGCGGGGGTCGTCGCCGGTCGGCCCTTCCGTGGTGATGGTCCGAGCGTTCACCTTCATGTGACCCTCCGCGTCCAAATCTCGACCGCGGCAATCGCGCCGCCGACTGTGCCGCCGCCAAACAGCAGCGAAACGAACCCGGGGGAATACCCGGCGCCGGTCCCGATCGTGCGGGCCGCCCCATCGCGCCAAAGCGTGAAGCCGGTAGGACCCGTGGAAGGCGGGGTGCCATTCAGCACGCTGTTGACGCCCTCTCCCGGGTAGAACCCGCCCAGCATCGAAAGGTTTGCGATGTCAGAGGCCGATGAGAAGATCGGAGAGCTGGACAGCTCAGACGTTCCGAGCGAGTTGGAGCGCGCATTCCCGTTGCGAGTGCCCGCCGTATTGATGAGTCGGCCTCCAGCCCCGGAGCCACTCCCGTTAGGGTTTGCGGCAGTCCCGACCTGGAACGTCATGAATGCAGAGGCGCCAAGCGTCGGGGCAGCAACGTGCAGCACGACGGCCATCGGGGTCGGGGCAAGGAAGTCCAGGCCCAGCGATGCATAGTCTGGGGTGAAGTGGACAAACCCGCGAGAAATGCCGGTATTGTCCAGCACCAGACCCGTGCCGGCCGTCGGAGTGACGCCAAAGCCTGTGCCAGAGTCGGAGGCCAGTGTCCAGTTAGGCAGGCCGCCCCCGGAGGTGACCGTGCCGGACGTCACGCGCGAAGACGTAGTGCATCCGGTGAAATCGTAGGTGACAGCCTTCGCCCAGCCCACCGTTCCAAGCGCCGGACGCACCGCCACCGAGAGCCCGACCCGCGCCACCTGGCCGTCCGCCCCGGTGCCCGTCAGAGTGACGGCGTAGGTGCGCCCGTCCGCGAGGCCCGAAGCGATCGAGACAGAGTACGGACCCGCGCCCGAGCCCGTGACCGTTGCCGTCGGCGGGGAGCCCGACGAGGCCGTAACGGTCGCCGTAACGGTGACGGTGTCGCTCCAGGAGCCGATCGAGGTCGACCCGAGCGAGGTCGTACCCGACGCAAGCGACACCGGCACAGGCGGGAGCGGCGCCGTCAGGTCAGGACCGCCCCCGCCAGACTCAGCTCGCGCCGCGGGCGAGGGGAACCGACGCCCGGGGCTCACGGGCTACCCGGACGGCCGGGGATCAGCACGAGGTGGGCGATCCCGGAGTTGTGCCCGGACAGGTACACCTTAGGGGCGGCAGGCGCCCGGACGTCGGTGCTCACCGGGTAGTTGTAGAGGGCGCCGGACGGCACGATCATCGCGTCGGCGGACTCTGCGGCGCCGTCCGTCCCCGAGTCGGCGATCTTGCCGGCGTGCGCGGAGCCCGAGCCGTTCGTGAAAAACACGTCGATCGACCGGCACCCGACGGGGAGGGACACCTCGACGCAGTTCGTGCCGGTCGAGTTGAGGCTCACGGCCCGGGTCCGGGCCCGGTCCATCGTCACAGCGGAGAGGTCTACGGCCACGGGAACCCCCTACCGTCGCCAGGATAGCACGCCTGGCAGGCCCGCGCACGCCGCTACGCGGCGCCCTCGCGCACCGCGACACGGTACAGCCAGCGCCCGCCGGGGCCGTCCCACTCGCGGCCCAGAATGACCGCCCGGCGCCGTGTCCAGCCCATCGCTGCGTCTGTGATCAGTCCCTCGTCGCCGAGCTCGAGGACGATGCCCGGCGCGGTCGCGTACGTGCGCGTCGTCAGCGGCCAGGATCGGAGGCCGAGCTGCTCGGCGCCCACCCGCTGCGCCGTCGCCAGGTCGCCGACGACGGACGCCTCGAGCTCGACGACACCCCGCCCGGCGTACCGTGTGGCCCGCGTCCGGGCGCCGGACGTCGACACCCGCAGCGTGCCCGGGTCCGTCTCCAGGCCGACCCGGGCCTCAGATCGGTACGCCTCGCGTGCCCCATCCCAGCCCCACGCCACCCGCACCGCCGCGGGGCCGGTCGCGTCCTCGAGCTGGGCCGGGCCCTGCGGCGTCGCGTCCTCGCCGGCGGTCCACGCCCACAGCGCCGCCTCGCGGGGCGCGTCCGTACCCCGCAGCAGGACCGGGTACACGCCGAGCGGGCCGCGCGCGAGCGTGACCGGCAGGGCCGCGAGGACCTCCTGCAGGTAGTCCCACGAGGCGAGATCGGGATCGTTGACGTAGCCCGACACGGCGTGCGTCAGTGCGCCCGCGACGGCCACCGTGCGCCCCTCGTCATACGCGAGGCCGGACCGGCGCAGCAGCCACAGCAGGAGCTGGCCCGCGGTCGTGATCTCCGTCCCCGTCTCGTCGACGAGGCCCGGCCCGTCGACCCACGCCGCCCACAGCTCGTCCTCCGTCTCGGGCTGGTCGCCGACGGCCAGCGGCGAGAAGTCGACGACGGCCAGGAGCGATCGTGGCAGGTCGAACGCGCCCGGGTGGCCAAAAACGCCGTACATGTGCCCGATGTCAGTGAGCGTCACCGCGGACCCGAGCTGCGAAAGCGACGCGTTCGCCAGGTCGCGCAGTGCGACGGCCTGGTCGCGCGCCTCACTGTGGAGCTCGTACAGCTCGCGATAGCGCTCCGTGAGGTCGGCAGTCGTCACGACCGGAAGCGCAGTTAGCCACACGTCTTTCGTGCGATTGTAGACGTCGACAGTCGCCGCTGCGACCGCGTGCCCGGCGACGACCCCGAGGATCGCCCGCCCCCCGCCCGACGACGTCACGACGTACACCGGCGAGCCCGGGCAGCGCAGCGTCGACGCGCCCCGCGGATAGGACCCGGGCGACCCGACGACGAGAGGGTATGCCTTGCCCTCTGCGGCGTCCGCGGCCGTCGACCAGGTTTCCTGCCGGATCACGCCCGAGGGCGGGAGAAGCGGGCCCGTGCCCTGCCCGGGCTCGTCTCCGACCTGCGCCTCGACAATCGTCGGCGCGTCGGGGTCGGCCGTCTGGATCTGCCGCAGGGTGCCAGCCGCAATCGTGATCCCGTCCGCGTAGTCGCCGAGCGCGGCCCCCGCGGCGTCCACTGGCACCAGGCGCACGACGGCGTACGCGAGGCGCAGCTCGTGCCCGTCCCCGAGCAGCACCGGCAGGTCCGGGCCGAGGTCGACGGCGATCGGGACAGAGGCGATCGACGGGTCCGTCTCGAGGAGGTCGAGGCGCGCCTCGTACCCGACGCGCGACAGGCCCGGGCTGTAGTCGAGCACGACGCCGGTCACGTCGGGCAGGGACAGCGCCTGCTCGGCCAGGCGGTAGCGCCGGCCGGCCCAGTCGAGATCCACCGTCCACACCCAGCCCGCGGCGCGGGAGACGTCGGCAGCCATCAGACCTCCTCGCGGATTGCGACGCGGGCCACGCGCACCACCTCGTCGCGAAGTTCGTCCCCGATAATGTTCTCGACGACGAGGGGCCCGTCGACGCTCCCGACGATCATCTCCTCGCGGCGCGACAGCATGACCGGCGACGTCCCGATCGGGAGCACGCGCGGCAGGTAGGCGAGGGGCAGGCCGGCGGACCGGCGCAGGACCCCGTCGAGCAGGAAGGGCGTCGCGCCCATCGCGCCCGGGCTGCGCGGCGTGCCGGCGGAGTTCGGCGTGACGTAGTCGGGCACCGGCGACCCAGTCCAGGCCCCCGTCTGCTCGACGCCGTCCGTCCACGCGATCTCGACAGTCCGCTCGGGCGGCTGCGGCCGGGCCAGCGTCGCGACCCCTGCCGCGTCGCGCGTGACGACGTACCCGAGCGCCGTCGACCTCGACGTGCCCCACGCGGGCGGGAGGGGCAGGACGTGCACGGGCCCGACGAGCATCTGCCCGAGCCGCAGGTCCTGGTCGGCGGTGCTCTGCGCGTCGATCGTGAGGCGAACGCCGGAGAATCGGCCCGGCGAAGGGATGATCACACAGACGTCAGGCGCCCACAGCGAGGCGGTGCCCGTGTTCGGGAGCAGCAGACCGTCGCGGTCCGTCACGAGCTCGCAGACCGGCGCCGGGGCCGCTGCGGTCGTCCACGGCCCCTCCCTATTCGTCACGACGCGCTGTAGGCGGCCCGTGCCCGAGCCGAGGTCGACGGTCCAGCCCGCGAGCTCGTGCGCGACGAAGTACGCCGACGACGACCCGTTCGGCACGAGCGATCGGCCGTAGCGCTGGAAGGGGAGCGAGCCGTACGCGCCGGCCAGGTCAAGCGTCGCGACGGACACCCACGCGCCGGCCCGGTACACGGAGATCGACCCCGTCCGCCAGTTGCAGCCGCGCAGCACGACGCCCAGATACCCCGAGAGCAGCTCGCGATCGCCGCCCGGGTACTGCAGCGCGATCTGCGCCGCCGACCCGACGCCCGTCGAGCGCCACGGCCGCCGCGGGGAGCGGTTGGTCGTCGGCAGGATGCGCGCCACAGACGAGACGGCCGTCGGCGTGATCGTCCACTCCTCGCCGCGGCGCAGGGGCCCATCCTGCGCCGTGATCCACGTCGAGCGCGTGACGTACGACCGCGTGCCCGAGCCGCCCACGGGCCGGCCCCACAGCGCGTCGCGCCGCTGCGCCTGCGTCCCGAGGTCGTGCCACAGCGCGCGGCTGCCTGCGTTTCCGTACGCTGCGGCGGTGTCGTCGAGGCGCCCGCGCGCCCACTGGACCAGGCCCCAGTCGCTCGTGACGGTCGCCGCGAGCGCCGGGCTTGCGACGTGTCCCCAGCGGACGATCAGCCCGCCCGCCGCGCCGCCGCCGTCGGCGAGGGTGTAGGTGCCGGCGTCGCCCGTCCACGTCCGCGCGTCCGTCGCCTCTGCGCCCCCGGAGTAGGCCCGGTGCCACACCCGCACCGCGCCCGTCACCCGGTCCACCGCGATCCGGTACTGCCGCGTCTCCGAGCTCGACAGGCCCGTCACGGTGTACAGGTCGGCCGCCGCGACCAGGTCGCGCACGCGGTAGCCCGTCGGGTCGAGGCGCACGGACACGCGGCGGTTCTGCGCCGCGGTGTTGATCTCGACTTCGACGGCCACCTCGGCCGTCGCGTAGGACCCGCCCGCCGTCACGCGGCACGCCCACTCCGCGATCGCGTGGGTCTGGTCGACGTACCCCGCGGTCTGCTGCACGTAGTGCGTCGAGCCGACGCCCGTCGTCGAAAGCTGGAGCCGCGGCGCCCCCGTCGTCGCAATCGCCGAGGACGAGGTGCCCGACGACGTGATCGTCCATCCCGAGACGTCGTCGGGCCGTTCGATCGGGAGCCACGTCTGATCCCAGGATCCGCGGTCCTGCGGGCGCGTCGCGTCGGCGACAGGGGGCATGGTGAGCGAGGACCAGCCCCCGATCCACAGCGCGAGCAGGCTGTCCTCCGTCGACGTCGCACCGTCCACGTTTGGCTGACAGGCCAGGACCAGGCGCCCCGACGAGGGCGCCCACGAGAGGCGGTGCAGGTACGAGTTGCCCGTGTCGATCGAGGCGCCGATCCGGGCGGCGTCGGAGGACGTCGCGAAGGCGCCCGGATTGCGCCCGTACGGCGTGAACGCGGTGCCGGCGGGGTCCGTGTAGGCGACGACGATCTGATCGTGCGTCGCGCCCCCTGCGTCGGCCTTGCGCGCAGCCACCCACACGATCCCCGTGTCGTCGACGCACACGGCGAGGTCGCCGTCGGTGATCTGATCGGCGCTGTTGGCCCCCACGGTGCGCGTCGTCGTCGTCACCAGGTCATCGTCCCAGGTCGGCGACAGCGCCGTCGCGGAGCTGCCCGCCGCGCCGTACTGGAGCGGCACGGCCGCGGCGCCGAGCCGGATCCAGTTGACGCGGTCAAGGCCCGCCCGCAGGTAGTACACGAGGAGGGACCCGGACACCGCGAGCACCTCGTGCACGCCGCCGTCCTGCGCGTCGGCGCTCGATCCGCTCCAGGTCGTCACCGGCACCAGGGTCTGCCCGAGGTCGTCACTGGCCCACTGGCGCAGCACGTCGACGCGGTCGTACGTCCCGTCGATCTCCAGCGCGACCAGGTGCGCGACGAGCATCACCTGCCCGCCGAGGTACGCGCCGCGCAGCCGGCGCACGGAGAGCTCCGACGTCGACGCGGCGAAAGCGCCGCCGAGGCGCATGTCGGTCTGCCCGGAGACGCCGTCGCCGCGCAGCGTCCACGAGGCCCCGCCGTCGAGCGACTCCCACACCGCGACCCGCACCGCCCGCGCCGCGCCCGCGCCCGTGACGGGAGACTCGACGAAAGCAAAGAGCAGCACGCGATCCACAGCCGGCACGAGGCAGGGGGCATACGCATCGCGCCCGGTCGCGCCCGCGTCCCACACCGTGATCCGGGTCCAGGACGTCGCACCCGGACCCCACCGCCACACCCACAGGGTGCCGCCGTCCGTCGGGGTCGAGCCGCCGCAGCCAGCGATCAGCGCCGTACCGTCCGCCAGGCCCGCCGCGTGCGAGGTCTGCACCGGGTCGCCGGTGCCCCAGTGGGGCGCTGTCACGGCCGACACCGTCGCCGGGCCCTCCCACCCGAGCCAGTCGGGGCCCGCAGTCGTCGACTGCCGGGAGAGGATCGCGCCCGTCCCGATCCGGCCCGTCGGGTGGCCGCCCTGCGCGGCCCGCAGGCTGAGCCCGCCCACCTGCGAGCCCGACGCCCGGAGCACCGCCGACGTCGCGCCCGTCGGCACGACGCGCCCCGCCACCGCCGACGCCTCCGTGACGGTCGTCTCGGCCGTCCAGGGCTGGAGCTGCGCGTCGGGCTCGACGAGGGCCTGGTACTGCGTGCGAGTTTCGGGCATCGGGTCCTCGAGGGCGGTGGAGGGTCAGTATCCGCGCCGGCCGCTGCCCGCCGCCGGCCGCAGTGCGCGAGCGAGCACAGACGGCCGCGCCAGCTCAGCGCGCACCCATCGGCCCGTGTCGAGGACTGGCGTCACCACGATCTGCGTACCCATCCCCTGCCCGGAGTTGAGCGCCCGCACGCCACTTTCCCCGAGGGACGCCGTCGCCTGGCGGTTGAGGACCGCCTCGCCAGGCAGTACCTGCGCCGTCACCTGGTCGCCGGTGCCGGGCGTGACGATGCCGCCGCGGTCGAACGTCGGCTTCGTCGCGAGGATCGTGCCGATCGTCGCGGCCGTCGTCGCGACCGTCGCGCCCGTCAGGACGCCCGCGAGCACCGGGTTTGCCGCCCACCGAGCCTGAATCGCTGTGATCGCCTGCAGCCCGTTCATCGTGCTTTCGGCGACGCGGAGCCCCTTCGCGACGCGGAAGGCAGCGAGCGCTGCCTGCCGGTTGCGCCCCGCCTCCGCGCGTGCCGCGCCCTCAGCCAGCGCAGCCAGACCGCCCGCAAGCTGCGCCGCGGCGTCGTAGCGCGACGCCTGCAGCTCGGCGTACTCTTGCCGCTGGCGAGCCAGGCGCTGTGACTCCTCCTCTGCGGCGGCCTTGCGAATCGCCGTGATCTGCGCCTCAGCGTTGAGCGCCGCCTGCACCTTCGCCGCTTCGCCGTACTGGAACGCGGTTTCGGAGAACCCGGCCGCCTCGATCTGCGCGTCGATCTCGGCCGTCGTCTCCGCGAGGCGCAGCGCGACCTGCTCCTCGGCGCTCGCCGCCTCGAAGCGCGCCTGGCGGAACGCGTCGACGAGCGACCCCTCAGCCGTCGCCCGCGCCTGCGCCGCACGCGCTGCCTCGTCGGCCTCCTTGCGCCGCTGCGCCTCCTCTTCGCGCTGCCGACGCGTCGCCTCGGCCGTCGCCTCCTTTGCCGCCCGGACACCCTCCTCGCGCTTGCGCAGGACCTCGTTCGCCTCTGCCTCTTCGCGCCGGTACTCCGCGGCGAGGGCGATCGCGTCGTTCTGCCGGGCCAGGCCCGCCCGCCCCGCGGCGAGCTGGGCCTCGAGGTCGCGCACCCGGGCCGTCGTCTGCTCGATCTGCGCCTGGCGCTCGCCGTACGTCTCCAGGCCCGTGATCGACCGCGAGGCGGCCGCCTGCTCGGCCTCCAGACCGGCGAGGCGTTGCCGCGTCAGCTCGAGCTCGCGACCCGTCGCCGACAGCGCCGCCTCGGCCTGCCGCCGTGCGGCTGCCTGCGCTTTGTCGGCCTCGACGGAGTAGCGGTCGAGCTCGCCGACCAGCACCCCGAGCGACGTCTCGGCCTCTGTCGCCGCGGACCCGATCGCGCGGATCCCGGCCGCCGTCTCGGCAGACTTGAGCCGGGCGGCCTCGAGCGCCACCGTCAGCGCCTGGGCCTGCTCCTCTGCGCGCAGGGTGGCTTCGTTTGCGTCGACCCAGGCCCGGGCCAGCGTCGAGCCCGCTGCAGCGACAGTGGCGACGACGACTGCCACCGCGGCGAGCGCCGTGCCTGCCGCCGCCGCAGCGCCTGCCAGAGGAGCAAGGGCGGCGCGGAAGGTGGCCGCCGCGCCCCCTCCCTGCGCGAGCGCCGTCGCGATCTGCGGGCCCTGCTGTGCGAGCACCGTCAGCGGAGACTGGCCGCCGGCGAGGGACGTGCCCACGTCGAGGATCTGCTGCTGCAGCGAGAACGCGGCGGCCTGGGCCTGCCCGAGGCTGGTCGTCGTCGCCTGCGCCTGGCCCTTGACCGCGACCGCCGAGGCCCGCGCCGCGTCCTGCGCGAGCTTTGTCTGCTTCTTGAGCTCCTTCTCAAGCGCGATCGTCATTTTCTGCGCTTCCCCGGCCGTGATGCCCGGGATCTGCGACAGCTGGCGCGTGAGGTCGCGAATGTCTGCCTTGAGCGTAAGCGTAGACACGGCCTTATGTCCCCTTGTAGCGACCGCTTAGCGCCGCCAGCTCATCGCTGAGAGTCTCCACGATCCGCTTTTCGTAGTCGTCGCGGATCTCGCGGATCTTGCGGTAGAAGTAGGCGTTTCTCGCCAGGAGCGCGTAGGGCTTGCGATTGCCCGGCTTCGCGGCGTACTGCGGCGCGAGCTGGCTGCGCAGCACCTGCATCGTCGTACGCTCTTCGTCGGTGAGCGCCTCGCCGCGCAGCATCCGCGCCTCAAGGCCGGAGAATCGCGCGCTCAGGGCGCCGCGCCGGTCCAGCCAGCGGGCAGTATTGAGCACCGTCGCCTCGATGAAGGTCAGGCGGGCGTCCGTCGTGAACACGTACGCCCATCGCGCCTTTGACGTGCCGGTCGAAAAGCGCGTGTCCCCGTCACCCGGGTACTCCCGCGTGATCATCGTCTCGACGTCGTCGAGGTAGCCGTGCAGCTCGCGCGACACCGTCGGCGCGACGGACGCGATCATCGCCTGGATCGTGCGGGCGTAGTCGGCCGAGATCGTGACGCGGGCCATGCCGCGGCCGACCGTGACGGCGCGCGCCGCGGTGCTCACGTCGCACCCGGCGGCTGCCACGCGTCGACGAGCTGCCACTCGCGCAGCGCCCGCGCCTCGTCGCTGTCCTCGTCGGCCTCGACAGGCAGCGCGGGGACCTCGAGGGGCTTACCGTCCGGCGCCTGGTGCACTCGGTACCACGCGAGCAGGCGCGCCTGCTCCTCACGCGGCAGCTCCGCGGCCCAGTCCGGCCCGCGGCCCCATAGCCGGCCGCACTCCATCAGGATCCAGTCGACGGAGGGGCCGCCGACCCCCCGAAAGGGGCCTCGGCCGCCGCCACCTCTCCCACCCGAATCATGCCCTGGATCGCGACGGAGTACGCCGCGTTGCCGGCCGCGACGAGCTCGAGGTGCGTCGCGCCAGCCGCGATCAGCGCGTCGTACACCGCCTCGCCGTACGACCAGGCCCGCCCCTGCCACGGCACGGAGTCGAACCCGAGCGCCCTCGCCGCACCCTTGGGAGAGCACAGCCCGAGCGCCGCGCCGGCCATCGCTGGCGACACCTGGCCGTCAGCGGCGAGGCCGACGAGCGCGGCGATCTGAGCCTGCGAGCGCGGGGCCCGCAGAGGAAAGCACACGCCCCGCACCGTGACGGTGTCGGGCGCGGGGTCGGGGCCGGCGGCGGCCTGAGGGGCGGCGGTGGGAGTCGTCACGGGGTCCTCCGTGGGTGGGGCGAATGTGCAGAGACGGGCGGGCGATCAGGTGTACGACACCGAGCCGTAGCAGGTGAAGTTGATCGTCACGGTGTTCGGTTCGCCCTCGGCGAAGTCCGCGGTGCAGACGCACTTCGTGAGCGTCATCGTGTGATCCGCGGAGTCGCCGAGGTCCGTGCCCTCGACGTTGAGCACAATGTCGATCGCGTAGACCTCGGCCGGGTTGGTGAGGGTCGTCGCGTTGCTCGCGTAGGGCGCGATCTTGTTGACGAACGCGTACACGCTGGAGCCGCTGGCACCCGTCCAGTTGGTGAATTGCAGCGTGAACGAGCCGCTCGGGTACGTCCGGCCCGTGTGCCGCACCTGCGGGGTGCCGGCGCGGGCGGAGTAGGCCTGCACCTCGCGCTGCGTCGCGGCGAGGCCCGAGATCGAGGTTTCGCCCGTGGTGAACGGCGCGACGAGGGTCACCGGAGTAGCCGTCCCGTCCTTGAGGGTGATGCTGCCGTCGTACAGGTGCTTGACGATTGCGGAAGCGGGCATTGGAACACTCCTACGGGGACGTGACGAGAGGGATCGTGTGGACGGCGACGAAGTCGAGGTCGACGCGCATCACCGTCGCCGCGGCGTCAGTGACGACGGGCGCACGGGTGGGTGTACCCTGCCAAAGCAGCGCCTGGATCGGGCCGTAGCCCGGCACCGCGCGCGAGACGCCGAGCACGGCCAGGATCGCCGTCTGCTCGTCCTGCAGGCCCGCGACGTAGTCGGCCACGGCCCCGTCAGCAGCGCGCACACGGCGCAGGTAGGACAGCCGCACCTGCGTCTCGGCCCGCGCCACGGATGGCACACGCTGCCGCGCCGCGCCGTCGTCGGCCCAGCTCGAGGCCACCACAGCCAGGCTCCAGAGGCGCGTCGTCTCGGGGTTGCTGACGAGCTCGTCGAGGGCCTCGGGGTGCCGGCCGGACCGGCGCCACGCGGACCCGAGCGACGTCGCGATCGCCGTCCCGAGGTGCGAGTACAGCGCGTGGACGGGGAGGGTGGGCGTCGTCACCGGCCGCCCCAGGTCGAGCGCCGGCGCGCCGCGAGCATCGTGATCGGCTGCGCGGCGTGGCGCCCGTTGCCCTGCGACCCGTCCCCGTCCTCGATCACCGTGAATCGCATCTCGCGGTACGCGTCGGCGTACTGGCGACGGTAGCTGTCGGCCATCGTCTGATACTGGTCGGGCGCGGCAGAGGCGAGGTCGCCGAAGACTCGCCCGAGCGTCAGCAGCAGGTGCGTCTCGCGCAGCGCCGCCGGGGACGGGATCCGCTGCGGGTACGTCCCATCCGCGAGGATTCGATTGAGCAGGGTGGTCCAGGCGTCGTCGATGAACCCCTGGAACGTCGACAACGACGTGAGGGGCGACGTCGACGACGGAGAGAGCGCCCGGTGCCGGGCGTACAGGTCGGCGTCAGTGATCGCCGGGTAGAGGCGGCGAGCCACGAGCGCCGACTCAGAGGTGAAAAGCCGCACCTGCCCGGCGATCGTGAGGCTCCATTCGATCCGCCAGTCCGCGCTGAGCGCCCGCGCGGAGGTCGTGGCCGCCGCGACGGTGTAGCCAGCGATGGACCCACTGACAGGCGCCGGCGCGGCGGACACGACAGAGACGCCTGCGGAGTCGAAGATCGACACCGTCCCCACTGACGGCGCCACGAGCGCTCCGTCCCGGTACACCGGGCAGGCGATCGGAGTGTCACGCCCCCGCTCGAGCAGCGTGGGCCCGACCAGGCGCGCAGTGTACAGGACGTCGTCGGCCACGGAGACTCCTCAGGCGTAGGCGATGACGACGTACTTTTCGCCGGTGGTCACGGTGACGACGACGTTGGTCGTCGTGTGAACGCCCTCGGTCACGACGTAGGCGCCGCCGGTCAGCTCGTAGCCGACGATCAGCACGAGAGACGGCACGACGCCGAGCCCGTGAGCCACGCTCTGCGCGGAGCCGTTGCCGGTCTGAACGGTGCTCTTGAACGGCGCGACGACCCGCGAGGCGCGGCCGCCGGTCAGGACCGCGCGCCAGGTGCCGCTGATCCGCTGGCTGAGGTCGCCGTTCGTGCGGAGGTGCAGCGAACCGTCAGGCTCCGTGGCCGAGGCCGCGGCCGTCGAGGCAGAGATCGTCGGCGAGGTCGCGATCGTCGACTCCTTGCCGCTGAGCCACACGCTGAGCTTGCGGACAGCGATACCCGCCGATGCTGCAAGCCGTTCCGGTCCGATCGTCATGTTCTACCCCTACGGCCCCCGCAGGGGCAAAAGCCGCTTGCGCGGCGGTTATCGCTTCTTGTCGCGCTCGCGGTCGGCCTTGATCGCCGCCTCGCGTGCCCGGCGCGCAGCCTCGTCGGGGCGCATGCCGCCCTGCACGAGCCGCTCCGTCACCCGGCCGATCGCCTCGCGCTGCCCGGGCGTCTCACTCATTGTCGCCCCCGAGCACCGGCGCCTGTGCACGCCGCGAGCGCGAAGCGGGGGCCGGCGCCGGGGCGTCGGCGAACGCCGCCTCGGCCGCGGCGATGGACGCCGCGGCGCCCTCCGAGATTGCCTTGCGGCGCGTCTCGTCGGAGGTCTTCGCCAGGCGCCCCTCGTGGCGCTGGCGCAGCTGCGCCAGCAGCTCGGCCTTGTACGCGGCGTCAGGCTCCCACACCTGCCCGGACTCGTACAGATAGCGCAGCCAGCGGACCCACCGCGCGTCGTCGCGGCGCAGCCGCACTCCGACAGGGGACTGCACGAGTGTCGCAAAGGACACGAGGTGCGCCACGCCGCGCGGCACGCGGTAGACGCGGACGTACCCCGGGTCGCCGTCGGGCGTGTACTCGGCGGGGCAGGACAGGATCGGGTCGAGGCGCCGCCACCCGTGCGCGTCCGCGTCCGCCAGTGCGAGGGCCATCGCGCCGCGGGCGTCGACGCCGCACACGCCCGGATCGGCGCGCAGCTCGCGGAGCCGCGGCACGAGCACCGGCGTACCCGTCGAGACGTCGACCTCGTGCTGCTGCGGGTGCCAGAGCAGGTCGAAGACCGGCGAGGCCGGGAGGTCTACCGTCGCGCTCGCGGAGCTGAGCCCGTAGGGCTGTCCGCGGATCGCGCCGGCTGCGGGTGCGGCGGTGGGGGGCTGAAAGGGCACGGGGTCCTCCGTGTGTGTGTTCGCCGCGGTGAGATCCACCCGCCGGGGCCGCGGCGCCCCCGGCGGGTGGCTGGTCGAATCAGGCGTCGGTCTTGATCAGGACGCCGCGGGCCTGCTCGACGAGCGCGGTGCCGGCGTACATGCGGCCGGTCACGACGTGCTGGTCGAAGCCCTGGTTGTACTCGTACGCGACGACGATCGGGCTGAAGAGCTGCTGCGTCGCGCCCGGGATCACGATCGGCTCGGAGCGGATGGCCATCGCCAGAGCGCCCGCGCCCATCAGCGCGCCGGCGCGGTTGGCACCCGCGTCCGCGGTGGGGACCTGGTCGGACGTGAAGACGTCGACGCCGTACAGCATGCCCTTGAAGCCGGGGCCCTTGATCGCGATCATCTCGGCGGTGGCCGGGGTGAACGCGGTCGTGCCGCCCGCGCCCAGGAGCGACGTGCGGAGGTCGTTGTACTGCACCGGGTGGAGCAGAGCGAGGAAGGGGCCCGGCGCGACCTTGAGCTCGAGCGCGTTCAGCGCGTCGACGAAGTCGTCGAGGGTCATGTCCACGCCGGAGCTGCCGACGGTGTCGGTGAAGCCGCTCGCGCTGGTGGCGAGCATCTCCATGACGCGCTTCTGGGCCTCACCGACCATCGACTGCGCGAGGAGCTCGGTGTCGAGGCCGACGCTGTTGACGGAGCCGAGCAGGCCCGAGAGCGAGCGCTGGATCGACTGGCGGGCCAGCGTGATCGAGACGCTGCTGTGAGTGATGTCGGTGTTGCCGACGTCGGTGTTCTCGTTCACCGCGGCGAACTTGTCGTACCCGAAGAGGCCGGCCTGGCCGATCTTCTGCACGGTGGAGCCCGGCACGAAGCGGCCGGAAACGTCGAGGACCTGAGGCAGGCCGACGATCGAGCCGCGATCGGCGACGAGCGCCAGGATCTCGGCGTGAATGACAGCGGCGACGACGAGGTCACCAGTACCAGAGTAGAGAATCTCACCAGCCATGCGGCACCTCCGCCCGGCAGACGCGCCGGGCAAGCGTTGGAGCGTCAACGCGGCCCGAGACGCATTTTACGCCCGCGGAGGCGAGGGGGGCCGGCCGGGCAGGGCCCGGCGTTGCCCTCACGCTACCACGCTCCCGCGCGCCCCGTCAACTACGGCCGCGCTGGGCCGCCTTCGCGGCGCGGTACGCCGCCGGGTCCGTCATCGCGAGCTGGGCCAGCTGCCCGAGGCTGAGCTGCCCCGTCTGCGGGGCCGGCGCCGACACGCCGCCGGGCCGGGCCGGGGGCAGAGACGGGCCCGGAGGCGCCGCAGGGGGCGCGCCTGGCGCCGCCACGGGCGCGACGTACCCCGACAGCCACTTCGCGCCCGCCTCGCGCTGCGCGCTGAGCCACGCCCCGAAGTCGGGCCGGCCCTCGGCCGGGGCGCGGCCGTAGCGCTCGCGCGCGATCTCGACGGCCTCGGGGTCCGTCACGCCCGCACGCGCTGCGGCCGCCTCGATCCGCGCCGACTCGGCCGCCGCCTCCACCGCGGCCAGGCGCTCCGACAGCTCCGTGACGCGCGTCTCCGTCGCCTTGCGGCGCGCGACCTCCTCGGAGAAGCGCGCGTACGGGATGGACTCAGGCGGACCCGCAGCGGGCGCAGGAGTCGGCGCAGGCGCCGGGGCAGGCGGGGCCGCAGGGGTAGGAGTCGGCGCAGGCGCCGGGGGCGTAGTCTCGGGCTGGGTGTCGCTCACGGGGTCCTCCGTGTGTGTGGGTCAAAGTCGGGCCAGGCGGCGCCCGGCGTCGGTGGCCTTGAGGCGCGCGTACCACGCCGGATCGGCGCGCCGCAGGACGGCGAACGCCCAGGCCACGCCCGGATTCCCGCCCCACAGCTGCCACGCCTGCCAGCCTGGGCCGCGCTCGGCCCAGGTCGCGCCCTCGCGGTCGACCAGGTGCCGCGAGAAGTACCTCAGCATGCGCTTGACCGTCGCGATCGACACGGGCTCACGCCCGGCGAGCTGGCGCGCCCGCGCCAGGCCGACCGCAGTCCCGCCGCGGCGTGACGGCGTGGCCGCGGCCCGCACGTCGAGGCCCCGCTGCGCCGCCTGCGCCACAGCCACCGGCGGGTGCACGACGTAGTCGTCGGCGACGGGCCCAGGAGGCACGCGCGGCACCTACCCCTCCACCGCGGCCCGGGCCTGGTCGCGCGCGTCCTCGAGCGCCTCGCGCGCCGCCCGGGGCAGGCCGTCGACCCCGAGCGCGCCCTCGAGCGCGGCCAAAGCCGCGACGAGCTCCTCGCGCAGGTCGTCGGCGTCGTCGTCGTCGTCGTCTCCGTCCGGCCCGTCCATCGCGGCCAGGCGCACGGCCGCCTCCTCCCGGCTGACGTCGTGCAGCTCGGCGTACGCGTCGACGCGCGACACGAGCCCCGCGGCCAGGCGCTCGAGGACGTCCTTACGCCGGGCCTCACGCTCTGCCGGGGAGAGGGGCAGCGACTGATAGTGCACCTCGTACCCAGATTCCGGGTACGCGGGCGGCGCCTCCTCGCCGAAGACGGCCAGGCCCTCGGGACTCTCCGACCACCTATTCCAAAGCGTCGCCACGAGCGCGACGAGGCGCTCGTCGGCGTCGCGAAAAACCGGTGCATACCGGCGCTGCATGTCCCGCTTTCCGCCCTGCGACAGCGCGATCGCGACGCCGGATCGGGCCGTGCCTCCGAGGCGCTGCACGTCAGACGGCGCGACGCCCGCGTTCGTCGCGAGGGCCTCGATCTGGCCGCTCACGACGCCCTGCAGCGCCGCCGGGTCCGCGCCCGCCTGGTACTGCCCGATCATCGGCTGCCCGTCGTAGTCCTGCAGCTTTTGCAGGATCAGCACGGAGGCCGGATCCGTCGGGACGTGCGCGACGTGCCCCGCGTCGTCGGGGTGGACGGAGCCGCCCACCGGCACGGCGCCGATCACGTAGCGCTGCGGCCAGGACGCATCGAGGAACGCGTGATCGACGAACCCCTGCTTCGCGGCGACGTCGAGCGTGCCATCGAAGAGCTCGATCTCGTCGTACGCCGAGAAGATCGCCGCGCCGTTCGGGGCGGCATGGTAGACGACCCAGGGCAGAATCGGCACGCCCACCGCCGGCACGCCGAGCTCGGCCGCGCGCCGCTCCTCGCGAAGCGTCGGCCGGCGGCGGAACGGGTACGCGTCGCCGTCGTAACGCCCGCCGAGCAGCTGCTCGGTGACGTCGATCCCGGACACCTCCGCCGCCGCGCCCATCCCGCTCGAGCGCCACTGGCCCTGCCCGAGCGCATAGACGCGATGGTACGGAGCCTCGGGGTCGGCGACGTCCCACACCCAAAGCGTCCACTGCTCGCGGCGCAGCTCGGGCACCGCCGGCGTGCCAGCCACCGCCCCCGCGACGTCCACGCGCGCCCTGCGAAGCCACTCGATCCGCACCGGCTGATCCGGCCGCTCGGGTCGCGCCCGTGCGACGACCTGGTCGGGCGTCGCAAACAGGAAGAGCGGGCGGCCCTCGTCGATCGCGACGTGCACGAGGACCTCGCGCAGGCCGAGCACGAGGCGCTGCTGCGCTTGCATCCGAGCCCAGTACCCCGCGCGCGTGATCGTCCGCGTCAGGCCGGCGACGTCGAAGCCGCGCGCCTCGGCCGTCGGATTCGTGACGCTGGGCGGGCCCTGGTCGTACAGGCAGGCGAGCTGGCGGCAGATCGCGCTAAACGGGTTGGTCGCGAGGCTCGGGTCGGGCATCGCCGAGAACCGATCGGCGCCGACGGTCGCCAGGATGCGATCCACGAGGATCGACTTCCACACGCCCGACAGCACGGCCAGGCGGTCGCGCGTGTGCCGCTGCCGGGCCGCCTCGTGCCACTCCGTGTGAAGCGGCGGTGCGTTGAGCTCCGCCTCACGAGTCGCGACGGTCTGCGGGGTGTAGTCGGGCACGGGCAATCCCCCGCCTCACGCTACCACGGACGGGCAGACAGCGCCACGCGGCGCCTCAGACGCCACGAGGACCGCCGATCCGCAGCTTGCCCGGCGACCGCGACACGTTGCGCTTCGCGAACACCGCCGAGGTCAGCGCGTAGCGCAGCGCGTCGATCGGGTCCTTATCGTCGCTGTCGGAGTAGTCCCAGCGGTTGATCGCGCCGAGCAGACGCTCGCAGCGCGGGTGCACAGCGAAGGCCCCGTCCTGCAGCATCAGACGGTGCAGGTAGCGGACGCCCGCGTCGACGGACCCCTGCGCCCGACCCGACCCGCGCTTGACCGTGCGGATCGGACGGTGCGCGATCAGCCGCTGGTCGCGCAGAATCCGCCCGAGCGCGTCCATCAGGTCGCGGTTGCTCTTCTCCTCTGCCCCGCGAATGTACAGACGGTCGCCCCACGCCTCGTCGAGGTCGCCCCAGGTCATGCGATTGCGCCCCAGCAGGTCGAGCACGCCCTGCGCGTCCTGGGCCATCGTCGTATCGCCAGACCCGACGTACTCGTCGACGACGAACACCCGGTCGTGATCGTCGCCGGGCTCGATGGCCACGAGCACCGCGTACTGCTTGCCGACCTTCGTCCCGTAGTCGATCCCCAGGTGGGCGCGGAAGGTCTGCCCCGGGCGCGGGGCCATCGTGCCCGCCAGGTGGCGATCGGAGCGAAACGCCGCAAACACCCGGCCCTGAGTGCGGAATTCCCATTCGCCGTGCACGACGACGGGCACCTCGTGCGACGGCGTCTCGGCCTCGACGCGATCGATCCACGCCGCGTCGCAGATCGTCCCGTCCCCCAGCCGGAGCGGGCGCGTCTCGCCGACGGGGATCACGGCCTCGGGCGTCAGGCGCGAGTGGAAGTCGACGATCAGCCCCTTCTCGGCGTTTTCCCGAAGCCAGCCCAGCGGGCCCGCGTTGATCGGGGTCATCGCGAGCAGCAGCGTGCCCCCGCGGCGCATCAGCCGCTTGCGCGCCTCGGAGTACAGACGCTCGGAGGTCGGAGGCTCGTCGAACAGCACCACGTCGAGCGTCGCGCCAGCGAACGCGATCGCGTCCTGGTTGGTCGTGCGGAACTTGACGACCGACCCGTTGCGGAACACCGCCGTCGGGACCTGCCCGCCGAAGCCGCGCACCGGGTCGTACGCGCAGCGCTCGAGGTCGAGGCAGTCGGCCGGCAGCAGGTCGGCGAACTTGCGCTGAATCGGGACGGACTGCCCGATCGTGGCGCAGATCACCCACGCCTCGATCGGCGGTGGCTTGACGGGCTTGTACGGATGCTCGCCCAGGCAGCGACAGCGCAGCTCGTAGAGCGCGACCGTGCTTTTGCCGAGCGCCTGGTTCCCCGCGCGGACCATCGCCGCCCGGGCTCGCGCGCGCAGGAACGCGTCCTGCAGCGGCAGCCAGCGCAGGTATCGGGCCGGGTCCGTCGCGACGCGGTCCTGCACGCGGTGGAGTGCGCGCACGAGTGGCGCGAAGCCGTCCCCGGGAGGCGACCCGCCGACGAGGCGCAGGTGGCTCACTCGGCGCCCCCGTCGCCGGCCGCCTCGAGGTCCTCGAGCGCGTGCCGCACCTCCACCGGGAAGCGCGACGCCAGGCCCGCGACGAGCTGCTCGCGCAGCACGAGGGGCAGGCCCTCGACGACCGCCAGGACCTCCGCGAGCATCTCCTCGTCGGAGGTCGCGAGCAGGGCCCGGCGCCGCTCCTCGTCGGCCGCCGCCGCACGGAGCGCCGTCGCCTGCGCCGTGAGGTCCTTCGCCGCGACGTAGGACCCGTCTCGCGCCGCCCGCTCAGCCAGGATCTCGATGCGCCGGATCGGGTCCGCGCGGCGCAGCTCGGCGGCGGCCCGGGCGTTCGCTAACGCCGGCAGCAAGTCTGCCAACTTCGCGCGCGCCCGCACGGCGTCGGCGATGCGATCGAGGCCCTCTGCGGTGTCGGCCAGGCGCAGCAGCGCGTCGGCGGTCGCCTCCATCTCGGCGAGCAGCAGGTCCTCGGGCGATGCGTTGGGGTCTGGCATGTTCTTAGGAAGGTCCTTTTTTTGGGCTGGTCAAAAACAGGCGACTCCTCTTCTC